GCCTGCACGGGGATGACGGCGACGACAGCGCCGGTTGTGGCGGTGAACACGGTGTCTACAGGCGTAGTGACTGGGCTGACGGTAACGCGGGCCGGGGTTGTTACCAAGGTTGCTAGCCCAAACTGCACCTTTACGCAGGCATCAACCTCCGGCGGCGGCAGCGGCGTGACCCTAACCGGGTCATTTGCGCCGATCGCGGGGTATTTAAGTTCGCCCACGCTGAGCACTGGCGGTGGGGTGGCCAACGGAAACCTGTTCCTTGGTGCGGAAACACCGGCCCTGACGATGGGCGGGGCAGAGAACACCTTTATCGGCGATCGGGCCGGCGGGGCGTTTACGGGTGCGGCCGGCGCCAACACGGCGGTTGGGCACGATGCTGGTGGAATTTTCGGGGGTGTTGCGCCAACAGGGAGTTACAACACCTTTATCGGCAACGATACCGGGCGGAATGTCTCCGGGACAGCAAATGCGAATACTGCTGTGGGCCAAGCTGCTCTGGCAAATGTATCCGGTGATTCCAACACGGCGATTGGCGAGTCGGCTGGATCAACAATAACTACCGGCTCGGCCAACACGATTTTGGGGTACCAAGTTGGCTCAACAACGCTGGTTTCGGGCCAGAGCAATGTCTTGATCGGGACGAACAATAGTATTGATACGGCTGCGGCCGGCACAAGCAATACGATTAAAATCGGTGCCGGCTCGACTGCGATCATCTCCTCTACGGGCACCGGTACTCCGAGCACCTCAGCCACGACGGTCGCCGGAACATTAGCCATCGCCGGCATCACGACAGATGCGACCCACACCGATGCTACCGTCTGCGAGGACACGACGACGCATCAACTCTACGCCGGCAGCGGTACGGCGGGCATCTGTCTCGGCACATCGAGCGCCAGGTTCAAGCTCGGGATTGTGCCGCAGACGGACGGGCTTGCCGAATTGCTGAAGCTGAAGCCGGTGAATTTCCACTATAGGCCGGGCTACGGCGACGGCGGCGGTCGCGAGCAGTACGGATTTGTCGCCGAGGACGTGGCTAAGGTCATGCCAAAGCTGGTCGGGCTAGATGTCGAGGGGAAGCCGCTCAACCTCGATTACATGGCGCTGGTCCCGGTGCTCGTGAAGGCGGTGCAGGAGCAGCAGCGCGAGATCGAGGCGCTTAAGGCTAGAATAAGATGAGCCTCCTCACGATATGCACCAATGCCGCAAATAACATCGGTATAGCCGCGCCGTCTTCGATCATCGGTAATACTGACCCAGCTGCGATTCGCTTGCTTCAGATGGCGCGGCGCGAGGGGCAGGTTCTCTCGACACGGACAAACTGGGTCGCTCTCGTCGTTGAACACGTCTTTGTCGCAGACGGGACGAGCGACTATCAATTGCCAGCCGATTTCCGGTCTATCATCAACGATACGATGTGGGATCGGTCGCGTTTTTGGAAGATGCGCGGCCCGATGACGCCGCAGCAATGGCAACTTTACAAGTCAGGGATCATCGGGCGCGCGACTATTGAGCGGCGTTGGCGGGTACGGATACCGAGTGGCGATCCAGCGGGTGCAACCGTCAATTTCGAGCTTGACCCGTCGATTACCGAGACGACGAGCATCTTTGTCTACGAGTATGTCTCGAAAAACTGGGCGCGATCGGCGACGGCGCAATCGGCAGTCGCGGCTGCGATTTACGGAGATGGGACAAATTACACGATAGGCGATGTCATTACCCTCGCGGGGGGCACTTTCACCGAGGCAACTCAACTAGTCGTTACAGACGTATCGACAGAAGTCGTATATTTAACGGATGGCGATGGGAATATCCTGACAGATGCGGATGGGAACTACTTGACGATGCCTCCCAATCCGATCATCAGCGTCGAGATCGTGCCTTCCGGGGGGCGCTATACCGTCGTACCGTCGAATCCTGTCTCGCAGGCATCAACGACAGGCAGCGGCGTAGGTGCGACGTTCAACATAACATGGGCAGGCGCGACGCAGAGCGATTGGCAGGCAGATTCGGATACGTCGCTGCTCGACGAGGATCTGTTAGAACTCGGCGTTATCTGGCGGACGATGCGCCGGCTTGGGTTGGCCTACGACGAGGAATTGAACGAGTACAACAATCAAGTGAGCCAAGCCGTAGCCCGCGATGGTGGGACGGGGACGCTCAGCCTCGTACCGATCAACCGCCTTAGCCTGATTTCGCCTTGGCAGGTTCAAGAGGGAACGTTCCCAGGAACATAGAAATGCAAACCCTTGCTCAAATCCTCGCTGGCGCTGGCGGCAACCCCTATGAGCCGAGCGCCCCAAGCGGCGGCATGTCACCGCTGATCCAAATGTTGATGCAGGCTCAGGCGCAGCAGGGGCAGGGAGCACCGGCGATGGGTGGGGCACCTCCGGAAATGCCTCAAGCCGCTGGTGCGTTGGGTCCGGGGGGCATCCCGCAAACCCAACTGCCGATACCTGGCCAGCCGCAGCTTCCTGGCCTTGGCTCGATGGGGCAGCCAATGGGTCTTGGTATGGGTCTCGGGTACGGCAGCGGCATTTACTAGGATCACGCAATGGCTCTGGTAATCCCGGTCGTTATCCAGAACGGCGACATCGAAGACGCCGATGTCGTGATGGAGAATTTCGACTACATCGCGGCACATGCGCCGTCCGGTCCCTCAACCTCAATCGTCAACAATCTTCCGGCATGGGACGATGTAACCGGCACTGGGTTGATCGACTCTGGCATCCCGATTAGCGACGTGTCCCGAATTTCACCAGCGGCGGCAGCTACCGAATCAACGCCGGGAACGCCTACGGGTACAACGAGCATGGTTGGAGTGATGATGGGGTTGGCTGGGACGATCACGCCGACGCGCGGCGGGCCAGTCCTGTTGCTAATGACTCTCCAATTGGACTCCGGCGCGGACACGGCCTTTGTTGGATTGCGCTATGGAACTGGAGGTGCGCCAGTCAATGGAGCGGCGTTAACCGGGACAATCGCATCGCCGCCGTCGTTCATAATAAACGCATCGCCCCTGCTGCCAGTGACGTTAGCGGCTCTTGTCACGGGGTTGGTAATCGGCATCCCCGTATGGATTGATGTGTCGCTTCAGTCCGTTGCTGGGGGAAGCGTTAGCATGAATACCCCCAATATCGTGGCAGTCGAGTTGTAAGCGCATGCTCTCGGTCGCGCGACGAGGTATAGCATCTAGGCGTGTCGCGCAGCCTCAATCGCTCGCGGCCCCCCTCCTTGGTTGGAATACGCGCGACCCATTCGAGGCGATGGAACCAACCGATGCCGTACTGCTCGATAACTGGTATCCGGATTTCGGGGGCGTTTCGGTCAGAAATGGTGTCCGAGCCTACGCATTCGGCATGCTCGGGACTGTGGAAACGCTGGGCACGTTCGAGAGTGGAGCGTTCAACCAGTTCCTCGCTGCGGCCGGCGGCGTCATCTACGACGTTTCTAGTCCTGGCATAGCTACGTCGCGGGGCACTGGCTATGGCTCCGATCGGTGGCAAACGGCCGTCTTCAACGGACATCAGTTCTGGGCAAATGGGGTCGATGTTGTCCAGGATTGGAATGGGACGACGTTGACTGATGCGACGTTTACAGGCGTTCCGTTGAATACGTTGGCCGGCGTTGGCGCATTCCATAATCGGATGTTCTTTTGGACCGGACGCGACCCGGTTTTCTGGTATGGGCCGGTGAACGGCATCTCGGGAACGCTAACGAGCTTTGACTTGAGCACGGTCCAAGGCATCGGGGGAAATCTGTTCTCAGTCCAAGTGTTGAGTTACGACGGCGGCACGGGGATCGATAGCTACACTGTATTTTTGATGAGTTCCGGCGAAGTGCTGACGTATAGTGGGTCCGATCCAAGCAACGCGAACAACTGGGCACTTGTCGGGCGTTATCTGCTCCCGCCGACCATCAATATGCGGTCGATCGTGCGATATGGGGGCGACATCTATTATACGACGGCGAATGACCACCAGCAGTTTTCCAAGGTGCTGATTGCCGTCAAACTCGGCGAGACGCCACCGCGCACGAAGATCAGCGGGGCGGTAACAGCGGCGCACGCGGCTGCTGGTAATCTGTTCGGCTGGGATGCCATCTACTACCCAGTGGGGCGACGGATGATCTTCAATATCCCGACGCCAGCAGGGACATTCGAGCAGCACATCTATAATACGTCGGTTCAGGGGTGGACGCGGTTCAAGGGCATGAACTCGTCCTGTTGGGGTGTTTACCGTGATCGTCTCTACTTTGGCACCAGCTTGGGCATTGTGCGCCAAGCTGATGTCGGGAACACCGATCTCGACGGTGCAAGCAACCGGATCGGCATTACCGCCGATGCGCAGCAGGCATGGAATATCTTCGGTACGCCGCTGACAAAGCGGCTGACGCTGGCGCGGCCTGTCGTCGAAGCGACTACGGCGGGCCTTACATATAGCTTCAATGTCGGCTTTGATTATCGACCGCCCTCAATCGTTACGCCGGTCATTGTCCCCCCGGTCGGGCCGCAATGGGGATCAAATCGCTGGGGCGACGGCACCCTTTGGACGGCACAAGAGGACGTAGTTACGACGAATTGGACCGTCACCGGTGGCGATGGTTCAGCGTTTTCGTGGGGGATCAGCGCAACATCGAGCGTGCCGACGCGGTGGGTGCGAACCGATTTGATGTTTGAACCGGGTGCGATGCTTTGATCAAGCCGATCTTTGGGGACGACGCGAATGTTGCGCGGTGGGTAGGGGAGCGCGTTGGGATTTCTGATTTTGGGCCATGCTCAGCAATAGGATTTGTCAAAGACGACAATGAGCCGATCGCTGGAGTGGTGTTCAACAACTGGCATGCGCCGTCCGATCCTGGGTTAATGGAGGCGACGATTGCGAGCACTTCCCCCCGATGGTGTAACCGTGCTACGCTAGGGGTGATTTTCGGTTACGTGTTCAATCAAGTCGGCTGTCGTCGGCTGACGGCTACTACCGAGGCCAAGAACCAGCCCACCAGGGCGTTCCTCTGTCATCTCGGCTTTCGCGAAGAAGGCGTGATACGGCAAGGATTTCCAACTGACGATGCCGTTGTGTACGGCATGCTTCGGGAGGAATGGGAGCGGCTTAGGATGAAGCTGAGATGTCCGGTCTAGGGCCTCGCAGGACACGGTATGCCGGCGCATCGGCTGAGTTATTTCCGGTTCGTAAACGGTTTAAGAAGGGTGGGTCAAGCTCGCCACCGGCTGCCCAAGACCCGTTCGCTCTAGGCGAGGCGCAGAAACAGTCAAACATTGCGACAGCGCAAGAACAGGCGAAGTTAAGCAACGTCAACACATCTTCGCCATTTAGCCAAAGCAATTTTACACTTGGCGATAATGGGCAGTGGAATCTTGCTCAAACTCTAGTCCCGCAGTTTCAAAACCTGCTCTATGGGCAGGGTAATCTTGCGACGAGCAGCACCGACGTTGCGAACCGCCTTGCTCAGCAGCTTCTGGAGCCTGCCTATACGGGTGTCCGGCTGGCTAATGCTGGAATCAGCAATATTTCCCCTGAGGTCACGAATAGCCCGCGTCCCGACCTTCAGCCCAATATCGACTTTGGCAGTTTGGGAGCGCTCCCGACATCGAATTTCCAAACTGGATTGGACTTCTCGAAACTGGGATCGCTTGGCACGTCTGCGCCGGAATTCGGGAAGGCGATTACCGATGCGGAGAATGCCGCCTATAACACGCAATCGCGGTTTCTCAATCCTCAGTTCGCCCAAAAGACTAGCGACCTTCGGCAGCAATTAGCCGATGAGGGCATCCCAGTAGGATCGGAAGCTTATAGCCGTGCGCAGGGCGATCTAGGTCGGCAATCTGAACTTGCCTACGGGCAGGCCCGCGACGCAGCGACGACAGCCGGACAGGCTGAGCAAGCGCGCCTGTTCGGCGAGCAGCTTAGCGGGCGACAGCAGGGTGCGGGCGAGTTACAGGCCGGCGGCGCATTCACCAACGCTGCCGAGCAGCAACGCATTGCCGACATTCTCGCGGGTCGAGCGCAGGGATCGCAGGAGTTGGGTACGGCGGCTAACTTTAGGAACGCCACCGCACAACAGGCATGGCAAGACCCGCTCACTGCGCTTGCGTCGATCGCAGGGACCGGAAGCGGCTTGTATGGCAGCACGGCGCAGGATTTGGCGACGCTTAACCCGTTGGCTCAGTTTGAGTGGGCTGGGGCGGTTCCGACGTTCGGCGGATCGCCAACCGCCGTCTCTCCTGCCAATGTCGTTGGCGCGGGGCAGGTTGCCGCGAATTCGGCAGCCAATCGGTTTGCGGCCGGGAATACACTGAACAACCAGCTTTTTAACGGCCTCGGGTCTCTCGGAGGTGCATTGGGCTTAGGGAATGGGGGTCTTGGTAGCCTGTTCGGCGGCATTGGCGGCTCTGGCTTATCGAGTGGTCTTACTGGCGCGGCCGCATTGCCCGGCTTTGATACGTTGGGGGGTACGATAGGCATGGGGGCTGCTGACGTTGGTGGTGGAGGCGGATTCCTCAGCGGTCTAGGTTCGCTGTTGGGATTCCTCTAGAACATGGCTGACACCAATCTCCTAGCGGCGCTTCTGAGCGGTTCCAACCCGCTTGCTCCGCAAATGCTGGGAGGCTATCAAGGCGCGCAACTCTCGGATGCGGCGCTTAACCCGGCATTCGCCCACAATGAGGGGCCGTTCGGCGCGCTGGCGAAGACACTTGCGGGGTTCTCGGGCGGTCCAATGATGCGCCAGGCGGTTGAGGCTACGACGGCGGCCAACAATGCAGCGCGGCCAGAAGTCCTAGCTGCGATGAACTCTCCTGGTGGCCCCCTGCAATACGCGGCGCAAAATCCTGATATGAGCCAGACTGGACTGGCTCAGATTCTAGCGCAAGATCCGGCGAAGACGATCCAGCAGATCGAGGCGGCGCGGTTGGGACGGCTCAATGCGGCAAATCCGATGGGGGCCACGTCAGTAAGCGCTGCGGCACCGGGGATATGGCCGAAAATAGGTCCGGCGACAGCGGGCGGAGTGGGCGGAGCGAGCCTCATCCCAACGACGATTGCAAACGATACGACGGGGAGGCCATCGGCATCGCCGGCTGGGAACGATCCGTTTGAGGCAATTCAGGCATTGCCTGCACAGGCTCGGCCGGCGGCCATTGCGGGCATGAACAAGCAGCAATTGGCGGTTTACCTCGCTAAGCTGCGTCAGATGAAGGGTGGGCAAAGTGCCGCTCAACCCTGAACTTGATCCTCATTTCGACGAGGCGGCTCGTCTCAACAATCTTGACCCGACTCTTTTGCGGGCACTTGCTCTTGGCGAGAGCAATGGCAATCGAAATGCCGTGGGACCACCTAATGCGACGACTTCGGAGCGTGCCCTTGGCTTGATGCAGTTTTTGCCTTCCACGGCTAGAGGGCTTGGGGTTGATCCGACCGATCCGGTTCAGGCGATCTATGGGGCGGCTCAACATCTCAATGACCGCCTGACGTACCATGAGGGACAGAAGGACCAGAACCCCAATATCGTGCCTGTCGATGAGGCACTGAAGGACTATTTCGCTGGGGAGAGTGGCAAGAATCGTGGGCCTAATACCGCTGGGTATCCGGGTCTTATAGCGACTCGATACCGTCAACTAGCCGGAGACGGTCAGCCTGCGCCACCAGATGCGCTCGGGCAACTCGCGCAGGCAAAGGTTACGCAGACGCCTCCGCCTGGACAGGTTGCGGCCAATTTCCAGCCTCCGGCTGGTACGCCAGACACGTTGGACGCCGCCCCCCAAGGGGTAGCCGCGTTAGCTGCTCTATCAGGACAGGGCACGGCACCGACGCCGCGAACGGTTCAACAATTGGCAGGGAACGCGGCTCCTGGTGCTATCCAGCGAGATGCAGGAGGCTCTTATCGAGAGCCAAGGACATATGGCTCTGCGGCGGCTGATCAGCTTATCGCTCAGGCGGATCGGCCGTCACAGGATGATCTTTCGGAGGCATTGCGGCTAACTAACGAATTGATGCCGGTGACGCCTGCTGCGCGAGGTCAGCAGCCAGGTGCTGCGCCAACATCGGCCAATCCTGGGAGCCAGCAAGTATTCGGGCCGGAGCAAATCCTTGGGTTCATTAACCAAGCGCCTTATGTGGCGGGCGGGTTGAGTTCGCTTCCGGCTCTCGTTGGCGATCTGCGAGCGATGCTCCCGCCGTCATCGCGCCTCGTCCAAGATCCGAGCGGTCAATATCGGATCGAAGCAATTGCAGGGGCCAACGACGTTAATAAGGCTACCGCCGCTGCTAAAGCCGCAGGAGAACAGGAGGGTGCGCTTCCTGGGAAAATCACTGCCTCTCGTGCCGAGGCGGCGATCAAGGCAGGATTCGATCTGAAGCCAGCCTTCCATCCAGAGACGGGTCTTCCGGGTTATGTGAATGGGTTGGGGCATTTCTTAGAAATGGAGGGGCCTGGGGCAAGGGCGTCGGCTGGATCTGGTGCCGCAGGCCAGAACGTGCCGGCTGGGCAACCCATCGTCGCGGAGAACCCGTACAAAACAGAGCAGGAAGCTCAGCGTAAGGATTCAAACGCGGGACTGGAAACGGCGCGTAACATGCGTCGCCTTGCCGACGATTTTGTGTCGGAATACGCTCACATTAACGATCCAGGGTACGGACAGAACCGTATCCAGAATCTCCGCAAAATTGGGCAACAGGTTTTCCAACTCAGCGGGGTTCCTGTACCAGAATCGCTGGCAAGTACGACATCGGCGACTGAAGCGGCTAATTTCATCAGTCAGCAGCTTGTCGCACAAGCTGCAAAAGAAATGAGTCCGCGGTTGGCGCAGCAGCTTGTTCAACAAATCAATCAAGTGAAGATGTCTCCAACGATAACGCCGGAAGGCATCACTAAAATACATAAGCTAATTTATGGAGCTACCCAGGAACCAATTGATCGCGCCCAGTTTGTCAGTGATTATTATAATGGTAATACGCCGGCAGGCAATGCTGGGCGCATGCGGAACGATGCTATCACCCAGTTCGCCTCGCAATATCCCTCGACTTCATACAATGTGATCGCGAATGGCCCGTTTGGGCCGCTGGAGAATGCTAAGGCAGTGGAGGTCTTGCGGAAAAATCCTGGGAGTCGCGAGGCGTTTGAGCGGCGATTCGGTCCCGGTTCGGCGGCAATGGTTCTAGGTCAATGAGCGATGCGCCCGATCCCTTCACGTTCCTGGACAAGAAGCCGCCTGTTGCGGTTGCTGTTCAGCCTCAGATTGGCGGGGAAGACCCGTTTGCGTTTCTGGATAAACCGGGCGAGTCGAAAGATCGCCTTGAGGCTGTTGCGCCATACGACGCACAAAGCGCAATCGCGCATGGGCTAACGCTGGGTCTCAATGAGCCGTTGATGGCTCTGGCGACGGCCGGAACCCGCTATCTGCGTGGCGATACGCCAGATTTTGACTATGCTCAGGCGCAACGTGAGCGTCAGAGGGGGCGCGAGATTTATGCAGAGAATAACCCATTAACGAACCTAGGAGCCAATTTGGCAGGCGGGGCTGTGGGTGGCTTGGCGGCGCTTCCTGCGAAATTAGCGACAGTAGCGCCAACTGCTATTGGATCTTTGGGACAGATTGCGAAAGGGGCGCTTACGGGGGCTGGAATGGGCAGCGTCATGGGCGCGGCAGACAATGCCGACAGCTTGTCAAATGCGGCTTCGGGTGCGCTGCATGGTGCTGAAATGGGGGGTGCTCTCGGTGCGGCTATCCCAAGTGTCATCGCTGCGGTGCCGCCTGCGTATCGTGTAGCGCGTAGTCTTTTCAATCCAGCCGGTCCCGCTGCCGATGAAGCTGCAATCGCAGCGCTGGCAGCGCGGCAGTCTCGAAGTCAGAAGGGTGGCGGCCCGACGATCCCGCAAATGACCGAGCAGCTTAACCAAGCTGAGACACCACTGTCGATTGCCGATGTGTCAGGCAAGCCGGTGAGGAACTATCTCGGCTCTCTTGCTCGCTCCGACACCCCCGCATCGCAGGTGGTAGAGAATGCGTTAATGAGCCGCGATCAAGGCGCGGGCGATCGGCTTGTCAGCGTCATTAACCGGGATATTTCCTCTTCGCCCAGCGCCTTTGATGCGACTGAGGCGCTAACCGCCTCGCAGCGGGGGGCATCTGCGCCGCTCTATGAAAAGGCGTTCAGCTATGGGCCAATTTACAGCGACCGTCTCCAAGGGTTCTTGGATAACCCACGGGTGAAGGCCGGGATCAATACAGGTATCAGAATAGAGCGCGATAACGCACTTGCTGCGGGTCGCCCGTTTAACCCGAATGAATACGCAATAACAGGGTTCAACGAAGCTGGCGATCCGATCGTCGGTCCTGTACCAAACATGAAGCTGCTTGACGCGGCGAAGCAGGGACTAGACGATCTTCTTGAGCCGTACCGCGATGCTTTCGGGCATTTGAAACTGACTGGTGAAGGGCGAGCCATCAATAACGTGCGAAAGTCGTTCATCAATGAGTTAGATAACCTCAATCCTGACTATGCCGCCGCTCGACAAGCTTTCGCCGGGCCTGCGCAGGTGAAGGATGCAATAGCACAGGGACGAGATTTCGCAAGATACGAGCCGGAGCAGATTAAGTCGGTCGTCGGCTCTCTTTCGCCTAGTGAAAAAGAGGGATATCTCCTCGGAGCGGCGCAAAGCCTGCGGAACAACGTCGAAGGCACAAGTCTCGGCGGCAATGAAGCCCTAAAATTAGGGTATAGCACCGGCTCGCAACGCCGCTTGCGGCAACTATTCGACAGTGATGAGGCGTTCGCTCGGTTTATGAAGCCGATTGAGGAGGAACGTCTTGGTGCGCGGACCAAATACAACGTCATGGGCAATTCGCTGACGAGCGAGCGAGTAGCGTCAGACGCTGCGACAAATCCAA